AACAAGGTGCTGTATATCCAAGGAAAGAAGATGAGATGTTAGTATCTGATAATGCAATAGATACAATAAGAGATACTAACGTTGCAATGACTTATAACAATAAACCTTTTATAGATATGTTTTTTAATGAAGTGTATCCTTTATATGTCAGTAAATATTCTTATTTAAAAAAATTAGCTACACATAATATATTAGAGGTGAAGATACAAAAAACAAAAGTAGGTGAAGGTTATCATTTTTGGCATTGTGAAAATGCAGAGATGAAAGCAAGAAATAGAATACTAGCTTTTATGGTTTACCTTAATGATGTAACTGAAGGCGGAGAGACAGAATTTTTATATCAAAAGTGTAGATTCAAACCTGAAAAAAATGTGATGTTAGTTTGGCCTGCACAATTTACGCACGTTCATAGAGGTAACCCACCTTTGTCAAATGATAAATATATAATAACGGGATGGATAGAATACGGATATTAATATGATAACAGAACCACGATGGAAGTCTTATATAGTTGAAACAACGGTGCCAATTTTTACACCCGAACAATGTCAAGATATAATTAAGGCAGGAAGATCTGAACCTAAACAAAATGCACACGTTGGAAACAAAGAAGGCATCAGAGGTGGTGTAGTAGATACTAAAACTAGAACTTCACATATAAGCTGGATACCTTTTAAAAAAATGCAACCTATGTATAAAAAAATAGAACAGGTTATGAAAACAACTAATGGTAATCATTTTGGTTTTGATGGAATGCAAATTACAGAGATGGCACAATACACAGAATATCCTGAAGGTGGGTTTTACGAATGGCATGTAGATAATGATGTAAACTGTGCACACGAACCACCTGTGAGAAAGATATCTATGACATGTTTATTATCTCCTGAACATGAGTTTGAGGGTGGAGATCTAGAGTTAATGGGTGAGGGTAAAATCGCAAAGATAAAACAGGGACACGCGGTTTTCTTTGCATCGTTTATAAGACACAGAGTAAAACCAGTAATACGTGGTAGAAGACAATCACTCGTTATGTGGTTTGGAGGGACACCATTTAAATGATTAAAGCTGCATACTTTCCAACTATTATATACGCTAAAGATGTTAATCTAGACAACAGACTCTTTGAAAGAGAGGTTATTCAATGGGCTGATAAAGACAAAGGAGTTAAAAGAACTAATATGAATGGCTGGCATAGCACAACCGATATGCATCAGATACCAGTATTCAAACCATTAGTTGATGAATTATTTAAAATGCAAAGTGAGGTATTTGAAGAAGAGTGGTTAGAGAACGAAGCTATTATAGGTAATATGTGGGCTAACATAAACCCACCAGGTGGTTATAACAGACCACACTTACATCCTAATTCTCATTTTAGTGGTGTGTATTATATTAAAGCACCTAAAAATTCTGGTCAGATAGTATTTAATGAACCAAGATCTGCAGCACATATGGTCATGCCAAGAAGAAAAGAAGGAAAACCACCTTCTCATCTATGGAGAGAAGTAAGGGTTAATCCGTTGGAAGGTAGAATAATTATATTTCCTGCATGGCTTTGGCATTGTGTTGAACCCAACGAAAGTAATGATATAAGAATATCTGTGTCATTTAATTTTTTACAGAAAGGATTTAATGTTTAAATATCAAGTTATAAAAAAAGCTTTGTCCTATGAACTAGCTAATTTTATATTTAATTATTTTTTACTTAAAAGAGATGCTGTAGAATTTATGTATACATATAATCTACATTCACAGTCTCCGATCCTTGGAACATGGACCGATCAACAAGTGCCTAATACATACTCTTGCTATGCTGATTTTGTAATGGAAACTTTATTAATGAAAATGCTACCTGTAATGAAAAAAGAAACAGGATTAGATTTAATACCTACCTACTCTTATTCTAGAGCATATAAAAAAGGAGATATATTAAGACGACACAAAGATAGACCTTCTTGTGAGATATCTACAACTCTAAACCTTGGTGGAGATCCTTGGCCTATATTTATCGATGGTACGGGGGCTAACAACGTCATAGACGAGTATAAAAATATACATAAACCCAATGCTCCAAAAGGTACAAAAGTCGTGCTTGATGTAGGCGATATGTTGGTATATAGTGGTTGCGAACTCGAACATTGGCGAGAGCCTTTTGACGGAAACATTTGTGGCCAAGTATTCTTGCATTATAATCATGTAAATGGCCCATTTGCTGATAAAAACAAATTTGATGGCAGACCAAAACTAGGTCTACCAGCATTTGTAAAATAGTATTATAATGGAGTCATATGTTACAAAAGATAGGGTTTCAACCTGGATTCAATAAACAAATTACAGAAACCACAGCTGAAGGACAATGGGTTGATGGAGATAATGTAAGATTTAGATACGGCACACCTGAAAAAATAGGTGGTTGGTCTCAATTAGGTGAAAACAAAATTACAGGTGCTGCAAGAAAAATGCATCACATTGTAAATAAATCAGGACAAAAATTTTCAATCATTGGTACAAACAGAATTTTATATGCATACAATGGTGGTGTATTCTATGATATTCACCCAATTAAAAGCACAAATACATTATCTAGTTGTTTTACTACTACTAACGGTTCAGCAGTTGTTACAATAGCTTTTAGTGGTGCCCACAATATATCAGCAAAGGATATAGTTCTTTTAGATAATTTTTCTACAATTACAAATTCAGATTTTACTGCATCTGATTTTGATGATAAAAAATTTATGGTCACAAGTGTGCCCAACTCTACAAGTATTACAATTACAATGCCTTCAAACGAAACAGGTAGTGGAGCAAGTTCATCTGGAGGTATTAGAGTTCAACACTACTATCCGGTTGGTCCTGCAGAACAATTACCTGGACTAGGTTGGGGACTTGGTCAATGGAGTGGTACAGTTGCTGGAGAAGCTATTACTAGTTTAACAAGTGGTATTAATTCATCTCAAACTACAGGTATACAATTAAATGATGCATCACAGTTTCCAACATCAGGTACAAACTTTGTGCAAATAGGAACAGAAGAAATATCTTATACAGGTATATCCTCTGGTGTTTTAACAGGTGTAACAAGAGGTGTTAGAAATACAACAGCTGCAACACACAATGCAGGTGTTGCTGTTACAAATAGTTCAGACTATATTGGATGGGGTGAAGCTGCATCAGGAGATTTAGTTATTGATCCAGGTTTATGGAGCATTGATAATTTTGGTGATAAGATTATTGCACTAATACATAACGCACAAGTATTCGAATGGGATTCAAACGCAACAAACGCTGTAAGAAATAGAGCAACTATTATATCTGGTGCACCGACTGCATCAAGAGATATGTTAGTATCTACACCGGATCGTCATTTGGTATTTTTTGGTACAGAAACAACAATTGGAGATTCAACAACACAAGATGAAATGTTTATAAGATTTTCGGATCAAGAAGATATAAATACATATACACCTACAGCAACTAACACAGCAGGCACACAAAGACTATCTGATGGCTCTAGAATTGTAGGAGCTGTTAGAGGTAGGGATGCAATGTATATTTGGTCAGATACATCATTATTTACAATGCGTTTTATCGGTGCACCTTTTACTTTTGGTTTTGCACAAGTAGGCACAAACTGTGGACTGATTGGACAGAATGCTGCAATTGAAGTTGATGGTGCAGCTTATTGGATATCAGAAAATGGTTTTTTTAAATATGCTGGTAATCTAGAATCTTTATTATGTTTGGTAGAAGATTTTGTATATAACGATTTAAATACAACTGCAGGTCAATTAATTAATGTAGGTCTAAATAATTTGTTTGGTGAAATTACTTGGTTTTATTGCACAGAAAATTCAACAGTAATTAATAGATGTGTAACTTATAATTATTTTGATTCTACTCCACAAAGACCTGTATGGACAACAGGAACATTAGCTCGTGGAACATGGCAAGACTCAGCGGTATTTGGTTTACCACATGCAACTGATTATGATGCAGATAGTAATGATTCTTACGATGTTGTAGGTAATACAGATGGATGTACAATTTATTACGAACATGAAAAAGGAACCGATCAGGTAGCAGAAGGAAGCACTACAGCTATTACTGCTAATATACAATCTGGAGATTTTGATATTACACAACAAAGATCTCAATTAGGCCAATCAACAGGAATTGCAACATTTAGAGGTGATGGTGAACATATTATGAAAATTAGAAGATTTGTACCAGATTTTTTATCACAAACAGGTAATACACAAGTAACCTTGCAATTACGTAATTATCCAAATGATAGTCAAGTAAGCTCAGCATTAGGACCCTTTACAATTAGCTCATCTACTAGTAAAGTAGATACTCGTGCAAGAGCTAGAGCAGTGTCTTTGAAGATAGCAAATACAACGACATCTCAAAGCTGGAAACTTGGTACGTTTAGATTAGATATACAACCGGACGGAAGAAGATAATGGCAATAGGAAGTAACTTTGCAAGAAGAACACCAGCAACTTTAGCTGATTTAGCAAGACAATATTTAAATCAAGCATTACCAGATATTTCTGGTATATTTCAACCTAAAGTTGATACACCTGTAGAAGAAACTCCAATTGAAGAAACTACACCTGGTATTACTCCACAATTATTACAATCAAGAGGTGGAGATGATTTTAGTGTTTACAATCCTGACATGAATAGAGTTAGAACTGACTATAGACCATATGATTACAGACAAGCTATGGCAAAAAGTGGAGTAGGAATACCATCTGGTATATTATCAAACTCAGAATTTTTATATGGTCCTAAATCTGATTTAAGTGGTTTATTAAATGTTATTCCTTACATTGGTCCAATAAAAAGGGGTGTAGAGTTTGTAGGAGGTATTCTTGATCCATATCTACCTGTAAATCAAAGATCTATTATGGAAAACGAAGCAAGAGGCATGGGCATTTTAACTGATGATATTGGAAGAATTGTTCAAGGTTCTGGTGCTTATGATACTGGAGCAAATGTTATGGCTGGATATAATTTAAGTCAATTAACTCCAGAGTCAATTGAAAAAAGAAGAAATACAATTTTAAAAGCAATGAGTAAACCAGGTTATTCAGGCAACTTACAAGAAAGATTAGATG